TGCTTCCTGGTCTGCGCTGAAAAATTCGATGTAGGAACCATTTGCGAATGTGTAGGTCAATAGTGACCTATTCCATCTGCTGTCATTGTATCTGCCTGTGATCTGCATCACCTTCAAGAAATCCTTCATTGCTCCACGCCTAAGATGTGGCACAGATTCGGAGACTACGGAAATTTCCAAGCCATCAATTCTGGCTGCTTTGTCAATTAGGACCGGAAGAATGCCGAATGTCTTACCTGCTGATGTGCCACCTTGGATGACCTTCTTGCGTTTGGTCAGCTTGCGGATCTTGCGGATTGCTGTTGTATAGACGAAATCATTCATTCATCATCACCAAACAATGGCTGCTCACGATGTGTCACTTCGTGCTTTTCGGTAAGGTTGTTCAGACGTTGTGTGATGCTTGTGTTGTAGATACCTGTCATGCCGCCTTCAATCTGGTCCTGTCGGATGCTCTTACGTATACGCGAACAGATGGCGGAAAATTCTTCATACGCTCCATTTTTGTTGCCGAAATAATCATCAAGAAAATGGTTCAATCCTTGGTTAGCTACGAAGTTCTCGAATCCTTCCATCGTCAATGGTTTCTGAAGTTCACGATGCACAGTAATTGCTTTCGGACCAATGAAATCCTTCACAGTTATCGGATGGTCCTTGGTATGTGCAGCATATTCCAGGAACAGCTGCCACATCTTGTCCGGTGTTTCAATGTACTTCTTCTTGGCCATTACTTCTTGAAATTTCGCAATGCTTCCTGTGGCGTATTGCCCACACCTTCCTTGAAGTTGCCTTCATTGTTCCAATATCTGTTGGCATCTTCACGCTTGAATGCGTGCCACTTCATGGTGTAGGTGTTGTGTGTGATATACACACCATAGTTCTCATGGTTCCTGTTCTCCTTCATTTCTTCCTTCTTCTCTTTGGCTTTGGCTTTGGCTTATTTTCTTCAGCGAATTTCAGCATGACACGTGCCATTGTCTGTGCAGAATTGCCACAGGTGAAACACACACGTGCATTTCCGTGAATGGCCTTGTATGTTTCTTCGTACTGCTGAACTTCATTCTTTGTCAGTCTTCCACTGAACTGTCTGGCTGCCATCATTTCAAGCTGTGCCTTCCGTTCAGTTATAAATAGCAAAATGTCCTTTTTGTCCATTAGTTAAAATTTTCTCCGTTCAATATTCTAACGACCCAAATCAACAGCAACAGGATAAAACAGAATAGAATCACATCATCCATGTCACATTCCTTTTCTGCCACCTGTGTTGGCACCAAGTATGGCCACAGGTTTTGTGAATACCTTCTTCATCACCTTGTCACAGCAGGTGAATGTTGGCTTTTCGTTCATTCCATGCACATAGTCTTGGACCATCTTGCACTTTCCTTGGCATTTGTAGGAATAGGTCATATTATTTCTTTTTGTTTAGTGCTTTTTCGAGTTCATCCCAACATTGAAGGAAGGCATCTCTTGATACTTCGTGTAACTGGTTAACGGTTGCTATGTGTGTTTTTGGATATAACTTCAACGCCCTCGCCTCTGCTTGTTCTCTTGTTTTCATCTTATTTGTTTTTGCTTAACCTTTCAAGCCTTTCAATTGACCGAACTATTGAATTAACCTTTCGGGTTATCTTCTCAGCCTTCAGTTTGTGGCCATTCAATTTGACTATCTTGCTGCTCATGGCATCCAGAAGATTCGGAATTTGTACAGAATCCGTTCAATCAACACAGCCATCAATGCCACCTGGACAGATGGCCATACAGCTTCAGTTGTCGCTGCTCCAATTAGCAGACCAATCCAAAACGATAGACACAATGAACAGTCAAATGGCTTAATGCTCGCCCATTCATCTATGTTCAGCCATTGTTTAATGTAGGTCTGTATGCTGATCACTTCTGTCAGTAGTGATGCGATGACCGCTACTGATACAGCGTTGAAGAATAATTCCATAATAGTCTTCCTTTAGTTGGTCCAAAGTTCTACGGACCGAATTACCAATTGATTTAAATGGAATGTCAACCTTCTTGCTGACCTTCCGATAACTGCCTTCTTGCAGCCATAACCGCAGCACTTCCTTGTCATACCAATGATAGCTGTCCAACAATGTTTCAATGATCATCATATCATCTTCTTGTTCCCAATCATAGCCATCAGCATCATCTGCAATGTCCGGCACCTGCTTGTTGTGTGCGAATAGGCCGTGTTTCCTTGCAAATGTTGACCTTGGTGATGTTGCCATTGTCATCATGGTGCGTACTACGTAGTAACGCAGATAGCCGCCATCATTGACCTTGTTCCATTTCTGTTCATCCATTTCCAGGATGACCATTGCAGATTCCTGGATAAGGTCATCAGCAAACCTGTGACAAATGCGAACTGCAAGTTCACGCAGTTCATCATCTGCCAACAGGTCAATTGCTGCTTGTTGTTTAGAATGGCAGGTCATCATTTCCGATGGCTGCGGCCTTTGCCTTTGATTTGGCCACAACCTTTGCCTTTGATTTGGCCACAACCTTTTCTTTGACGCTTCCTTCTTTGTTTGGTTTCCATGTGTCCACGGAAATTGCCACATCATTGCCATAGTCATCAAGTTGATCACGCAGGTTGATGTTCACCTTCACATACTTCTTGCCTTGATATTCAAAGGTGTGTTCAGCAGGAATCTTGTCCAGACAGATGGATGCTTTCAGCCATGTGTCACCTTTCTTCTGACCATTGCCGCAATAGATTGTTTTTTCTTCACTCATTGTGTTAAGTATTGATTTTTACAAATATACGATTTTCAGAATAATCTTTGTTGCGCTTGGTGTTGCTTCAATCGTTTCATTGCTGCATCAAAGTATTCCTTGTCAAGTTCGCAGGCTGTCAAGTCAAAACCTAAGTTGTGGCAAGCTATGGCAATACTTCCGGAACCAAGATGCGTGTCAAGTATTTTGTCACCTTCTTTTGCGTAGTTCATCAAAAGCCATTCGTAAAGTTTAACGGGCTTTTGTGTTGGATGGATTTTTCCTCTTTCGGTTAGAACACTATATCTGAACATCTTTGCAGGACTTGAAAATGAAGTCCAACCTAATTCACACATGGCCAAAGAGAAATCAAAAGGTTGCTTTTTGTCCCAAATCAAAAAACATTGAGATGAATTTAAGTAATCAAAAAAATAATTTCCGCCCCAAATGATTTGATTTTTAGAAACTCTTTTTAATTCATTAAAGTATTCTAATGATGGTGTTGACGCATCCCAATCTTTCTTTGTGTGTTGTTGCCTAACGGAATTTGCACTTATTCCAATTCCATAAGGTGGATCTACAACAGCAAGGTCAAAGTGATTATCTGAATACCTTGCCATTAGTTCCATGTTGTCTTCACAAGTTATCTGAACACCCATCATGCTATGCCTTGTGATTTGAACCATCTGGTCACAGTCTGTTCATACCTGTTATCTTCCTGCATCAACGCAAATCTACCTTGTGGCTTTTCATTAGGCAATGCCTTCACTTCATTCCTTTCAAGTAGATATTGGTAGAGCAATCCCCACATTGGAAATTCCGGCAGTCTGTCATGTTCCTGGATATAACTGATGGTCCAATCATACATGAACTTTGCATCAATCGGATCAGAAGCTGCTTCCAATTGCTTTGGTTGAAATGTTGGTTCAGATGCTTTCCTGCGTTCAGTCTGTTGGAATGCTCGGAGAACTTCACCGACTACCTTTGGTGATAATTGCTGACCATAAGTTGACAATGTCAATGGTTTGTTGTTCAAAGATAGACTTCCGGATGCAGCCTTTTGGAATGCTGTGACCAATTTGAAATCATCAATGTGCGGAAATTCAGCATCAACGAATCTTGCAATGATGTCCATCAGCATCTGACCATTTTGATTGCGTTCAAATGCTTTGCAGCCAACCAATAATGGCAGCTTGTGAATTGTTGCTTGTTGAATCATGTGTTCTTTTCTCTGTGTAGTTTTTCAATTGTTTGAAATATAGGCAAAATTAACTGTGGCACCACAGCATTTCCGTATGCCTTTATGCTTTCGTTTCGCCACTTTGGAAAGGTAATATTGTCCAATCTGTCGGGAAGCCCATCATTTCCGCCACAAATCGCGGATTCAGTTGGGAAGTCTTGCCAGTTGTTTGATATGCTCTTTTCTGCAATCCATCTTGATTGCGCTTGCCTGTGTTCTTCTGCGGATTGTCGTCTGCTGTTGGTGTTGGCAGCAGACCCAATGCTGCCTGTCCACTCAACATGTTTGCTGTTCCATCCTTCCGCTTCTGGCCTTTCCAATCGCCTGATATCGGTGTTGGCAGCATATCCGACAATGAACACTCTGTCTCTTCGGTGTGGTGCGTTGACACCTGCAGCTGGCAATAGTACCGGTTGTACTTCGTAGCCTTCAGCTTCCAAGTCAGCACACACCTGCTCGAAGACCAGACCGCCATCGATAGTAAGCAATCCACGAACATTTTCTGCCACAACGTATGTTGGCTGAATTTGTTGAATTGCTCGCAGCATTTCGTGCCACAGGTAGCGCTCATCATCGGTGCCTTTCCGTTTTCCTGCAAGGCTGAATGGTTGACATGGGAATCCGCCTGTGATGATGTCGATGTCTCCGTTGTGAATAGAGTAGTCTGTTTTGATGATGTCATGATATTGAATTGAATTAGGGAAATGATGTTTTAGAACTTTCTGGCCAAATTCGTTCCATTCCGTGTGGAATACATTGGTCCAACCCATCCATTGGGCAGCTAAGTCAAAGCCGCCAATTCCAGAGAATAGTGATCCGTGTCTCATTGGTTCAGCTTTGGTTGTTCAACTTCAAAGTCAAACTTGAATCCATTGACATCGTCACCTTTTTCCTTTGCCCTTTTAATCCAGGACAGAACTGCTGCTTTCCAATTGGTCATTGGTACCTGTCCAACCATCCAACCTTTCGATTCATAGTAATAGAAGAACTTGTCTGCTTCATCTTGGCTTCTGCATCCGGAATGATACATCCATTCTCTCACTTCATCCAATGATGGCGCGCCAACAACATTGACATTTCCATTCTCATTTACATTACCATTTACATTCTCATTTACATTTACATTAGGTTTTTCAGTTGTATAACCAAAAGCTGTCAATGGTTTATGTTTGGTTTCATCTAGGTTATGGTTAGGTTCTGTTTTGGTTCTAGTTAGGTTTCGTTTAGGTTTCGGTTTGGTTTTTTTTGAACTTGGTCTGCCGCCCTTTTGTCCATTATTGAATCTTGCAATGTTTGCATCCAATTGTGGCTTAATTAGCCGAAATGCCAACTTTGGTGTGCCTTCCAATGATGGTTCTTTGAAGTTCAAAGCATAGTCACAAATTGCATCAAACATGGCACATTTCTCTTCTGGACACAGGTCTTCAGCAGCTTCGAAGAATGACCTGTAAAAGATAAATGAGTCTCTCATTTGATGATGAATTTGGTGCCTTGCTTGAAGAATCTGAATCCTAATGTTCGCAGGATTTCTGTCAATTCTGCAACTGTGTACTTATCTTCATACATCAGTTCATTGTCAATGCGCTTGATGTTGTGGATGACAGATGCATGGTTCATGAATGCCATTTCTGCAATCCGTGTGATGCTCAAACCTGTCTCCATTTCTGGCTGTCGTAATATCCAGAAGACAACTGCTCTACATTTCACAATGTGTGCTTTTCTGTCTCTGGAATACAGGCTGTTCTTCGTCACACCATAGTAATGCAGCACAGCATTGGTGATGTTTTCCACGTTCACGCCTTGCCTGTTGGCAATTGGTGCATTCATCACTTGGTCTGTCAATTCCTGTCTGTAAACATCAACCAACTTGTTGATGCTTTCCTTCTCAATTTCTGATAATTCTGTCTTCACTTCTCTGTGTTTTTTATTGTTAATAACTCGTTTAAAGATACAAAATTCAAAGCTGTTGGATGATGTCCATCCAATCTTCAAACTTCATTGCCACATAATCTGGCTTATGGTTTTTCGTGAACACAACAACAGGAACACGGCCATCAATAGCCGCGTCATCCTGTGATTGTTTCAATGCGCTCCAAATGTTCAACCTTTCCTGGTTCTTACATTCAAAGCTGAACTGTGCCAATGGTCCATCAAGATCAATGATGTCACCTTTGATGGTCATGCCACCAGACATTGGTGTTCTCCGGACATTGGTGCCGAATCTTTTGTTCAGCAGATTTGCAACTTTGCGTTCAAATCGTTTGCCCTTGTCGTTTGCGTTCACCATGTCTTCAATTGTTTTCGGTTAACGAACCAAACAGGACCTTTTCCAAGGTCTTTCTTTCCTGCTTCTTCAATCATTTCCTTGGTCGCATAGCCAACAAGATCAACTGTGTTGCCCTCAACAATAGCCAGAACATAGACATCATGCATCAGCTTTGGAACAACCAAGTTGCCATCCTTTCTGTCTGTTGACTTGATGTCAATTGTTGCACCATCCTTGCTGATGAAATCGAATGAATCCTTTTCAAGGTTGCTGATGATGTCCAGGTGCAGGTTGAATTGTTTGCTGAATGCATATTCTGCCGTGAATCCAATCCTGCTTGCAATCCGTTTGTCAATGATGGTTGAATCTGTGCCGCAGCCTTGCCAATATCGCATTGATGCAATCATGTCGCACATTGCCAATTCTCTTGGTGATAGTGTGATCTTCATGCTTTCAGAATTTGGTCCAGATAATCCTTAGCCAATGCTAACCTTTCCACCAATTCCTGCTGCATTGCAACATCAGCAGGAACATTGATGATGACCATTCTGAATGCTTCATTTTCAATCCTTGGATCAAAGCTAATGAAGTCACATGATGTGGCACCTGTGGCCAACATACAACCTTGCATCTGCCACAAATATTTCTTGTCAATGTCCTGGTTGATGACATTCTTCAAATGGTTTGCCGTGTTGTATGGACATTTGATTTCAATCAGCTTATCTGTCCCCTTCACCTTGCCATCTGGAGACCCACCGGAATAGTCTGATATTTCACAGAATCCAAGTTCTTCAACTTCACATCCTGTGCGCTTTTCATATTCTTCTCTGGCCACAGATTCGTATTCGTTGCCGTGATCCAATGCTGCGCCAAAAATCTGGACACGTTGGCCTGTCAGCTTTTCTGCTGCTACTTCCATTATGTAGCTGATGGCTGTGCCACCGAAGATTTCATCCTTCTTCCTGCCTTTGGTCATCAAATCACCAAATCGTGATGCTGTGAATTTTCCAAGTCTGGCAGCAAACCATTCTTCAGTTCGCTGCAGTT